CGGCATTCACGGCAACACAGAACTGGTTCCTCCCGAGGGTAAGGCACTCGAAGACATGGAGCGTATCTCTCTTGTTTGCTATTTCCGAGAGAAAATGTTAGAATTAGGTAGTTGGGAATATGAATCACTTCGTAGAAAGTTTGTTTATGAGAGAAGCAAAGATTGTACACACCCATTATATCGCCCATTATGGAATGGCGTTTCGCCTTCTATGTGGGATAAGAATGAATGGTTCTCTTACTTAGAGAAAACAGGAGGGAAGGATATGTTGGATAGATATCACCCACAAAAAGAAGTATCAACCTTAGACGAGTTCTTTTAATGAGACATATATTTGCAATTGGTGGTATACCAGGAACTGGTAAGACCACATTAGTTAAGAATGCTTTGAACAACCTTGCATTAGACTGGGAACCTGCCAAACCTGCAGAATTGCTTGATGGTGTTTATTCAAAGGCGAGAAACTGTTATGTGTTTGGTAAGTACGCCCCTTGGTATGATGTGGAAGGTTATGCTCAGGGAACAGACAAGTTAAGCATGGCGGTACAACCCAAGGCGATAGAATTTATTGCGCAAACTAATTCATCAATTATCTTTGAGGGTGATAGGTTATTTACTGCATCTCTCCTAGAAACCTGTCTCGATTTGCCAGAGACCGAATTGCACGTTATCATACTTGAGTCGGATGATGTTGAGCAGAGATATAAAGATAGAGGATCAGAGCAGTCTGATAAATTTATTCAGGGTCGCAAAACTAAATACAATAACATCGCAAAGAACTTTCTTCTTTGGGAGAATATTGAAACACACAAACACAATACTGCCGAAGATACTGAAAGCATTGTTCGGTTGATGGATATAGGAATTACTTTATGAGCAGCTATAAATTTCGTGAAGGCGAACTGATACAGGAGTTAAAATTATATGTCGACAAAACGTACAATCAACACTACGCGACCGATAAATATCAAGCAACGGATGTTATTATTGACAGTGGGCATGGTACTGGCTTTTGCTTGGGCAATGTAATTAAATATGCCAAGCGGTATGGGCGCAAAGGTAATGCTAAGGAAGCACGAAAAGATCTAATGAAGATCCTACACTATGCTTTGATTCAATTGTATATTCATGACGAAGAAAATAAATCAAAAAATGCTGAAGATACTTATTCAGAATATAATGGGCAAATAGCAGCAGGACATCATCGTAGTCCGACCCCAGAAGAATGGAATAAACTTTCATGGGGTATGAAAGAATAGAGGAGCGGAAAAAATGTACGAGTATAAAACAAAATTAATTAAAGTGGTAGACGGTGATACGGTCGACGTCGACATCGATTTGGGATTTGGTGTTTGGCTTAAGAACGAACGTGTGCGCATCATGGGTATCGATACTCCAGAATCTCGAACCAGAGATAAAGTCGAAAAGACGTTTGGTAAAGCAGCAAGTAAAAGATTGAAAGAACTTCTTGGCAAAACCCCTGTTCTTAGAACACAAGTTGCAAGAGATGGCGAAGATATGAAAGGCAAGTTCGGTCGTATCCTTGGCGACTTTGATGTCTATGATGCAACCACTGACTCGTGGAGAGCAGTCACTGCAGTGATGGCAGAAGAAGGACATTGTGTTCCTTATTACGGCGGATCCAAAGAAGACACTGAATCCGCACACATGGAGAATCGACGAAAGTTGATTGAATCTGGTGTTGTAAAAATGACGCTGGAGAAAGCAGGACTAGTATGAAAAATAATGTCGTCTACTTATCTGAATTTCGTAAAAAGAAAGAAGAGTACGCGCATAAGAAAAGAATGTTCATCGAAGAATTCACCCAGTTGTTAGAATCTAGTAACTGGGCGGGTGATGATGACTATGATTTTTCGGAGTGGTTTGATTTTGATAGCGAGACTTACACATTAACTCTAGACGAAGGAGATGATAGTTCTACCATTGACTTTGACGATTAAATAGAGTATACTTATATCATGAAAAAATTAAAAACCCCTTTGCGGTATCCAGGCGGCAAGTCTCGCGCCACCAAATTTCTATTCTTACACGAAAACCTCCCCGAGACAATTCGCTCATACCGCGAACCTTTTCTTGGGGGTGGTTCGGTTGCTATTGAATTCACCAAGAGATTTCCAAAGAAACCAGTCTGGGTAAACGATAAGTATTACAACCTATTTGTCTTCTGGAAAGAATTACAGAATAATTCGAAAGCAATGTATGATGAACTATTGAAGTTGAAGACAAAAGCAGATTCATATGAAGATAAAATTGCATCACATAAAGAACTTTTTCTTGGATGTCGAGAAGAAATTGCTAATACTGATGATCTACATCGGATTTCTATTTGCTTTTTTGTTATTAATAAGTGTTCTTTTTCGGGTCTTACTGAATCTTCGGGATTTAGTAAGTCTGCCTCTCAGTCAAACTTCGGTTATCCTAATATCGAACGATTACCACAATATTCGGAATTAATTCAGAACTGGTTGATTACCAATCTAGACTACTCTGAACTACTTGATGATTGTTCTTCTGACGAGTTTGTTTTTCTAGATCCTCCTTATGACATAAAGACTTCTTTGTATGGCAAGAATGGTAATATGCATACTGGGTTTGACCATATACAATTCCACAAAGATGCGTTCAACTGTGCTGGTAATGTTATGATCACATACAACTCAAGTCCAGAACTTCGGGATCTCTATGAAGATTGGCATCAGAAAGAATGGGATTTAACTTATACTATGCATTCAAGCAAAGCGTACAGAGCAGATGAAGCGAACAGAAAAGAATTGTTGTTAACTAATTATGAAACTCAATAAAGTCGCATTTAAAGAATCGTTTAGTGACACCGTTTTGGGAACCTTTGTAAACTTCCCTCTCAATTATGTTCTAATTGCATTCTGTTTATCGGTTGAAATGTCTGCGCTGGCAATGGCAGTTTTCATGACTTCGATATTATTCACCCTAGCAGTCGCTAGAAAATATTACATAAGAATTTATTTTGACAAAAGGAGTAGAAATGAGGCAAACTAGTTTATTTCCAAAGCAAGACACGAGCACGCCGCCATACAACGGATTGTTTTTCTGTCATATTCGTGGCGGAATGTATAGGTGGAACGAGTTTATTAACTATTATAAGGTAAAGCGACTATGAAGGGGTTTATTCAATCTGCAAAGAAAGGTGTGGTTACAGTAGAGTTTACTAAGATTGGCACGGGCGAACTCAGGGTGATGCCTTGCACTCTCAACGTTGAACTCTCTGGGCATAACGTTCCGGAAATTCTAGAGCAGCGAGAAGATAACGATCACATCGTAGTGTGGTGCCTAGATAAAGAAGCTTGGAGAAGTTTTCGAACCGATACTGTAATCAAATGGTACGAAGGTCAACCCGCGGCCCAAACGTAACTACTAATTCTTTCACCGACATTCAAAATATCATCGGTAACAAAAAGTTTACCGTTGAAGTTTCGATACAGATAATATGTTTTGCCCAATACTGGTTGGTATTTTTCAAGGACCAATGATTGAAAAAGAGACATTATTTCACCGTGTTAAGTTGGTAGTATATATACAAATTTAAACTTAGAGATTCGTTATGGATATTGAGATCTGGGGTAAACCTGATTGCATTTTTTGTACTCGCGCTAAAACTATTTGCGAAAGTCGTGGATTAGAATATACCTACAAACAGTATGGTGAAGATTTTACTAAAGAAGAAATCCTTGCTGAGTTTGTAGGAGCAAAAACTTTTCCTCAAATCAAAATTGATGGCATCCCAATTGGTGGATTTTATGAAATGGAGAAATTATTATGAACGACACTTGGAATGGTGAGTCGCGAGGCATTACAGATGTAATGATTGCACGTATTGAAACGTGGCATCGTGATCGTAATTTGATTGAAGGAAGCACTGACAAAGACCAGTGTTTGAAATTGATCCAAGAGGTCGGTGAATTGTCAGACAACATCTGTAAAGGAAAAGATCTGAAAGATGACATCGGCGATATCATGGTGGTGTTGATCAACATCATGGAGCGAAACGATTGGCACATCACAGATTGTCTTGAAGCAGCATGGTCTGACATCAAAGACCGCAAGGGTAAAATGATTGATGGTATTTTTGTTAAGGAAGCAGACCTATGAAATCAGCAGGTAAAATCTGGGGTAAGACTCAGCAGATTGAAGCAAACGGTTCGTTAGAGTTCCATAGGATTGAGTTCAAGAAGGACTTTCAATGCTCTGAACACTATCACACCACCAAGAGTAACGGGTTCTTTGTGGAGTCTGGTAAGTTGTTGATCCGCACATGGCCAGAGAACAGCGAGATTGTGGACACCACAGTTCTAAATGCGGGTGAATACATGGCAGTACCGGCTGGTGTATGGCATCAGTTTGTAGGTATCCAAGACGGTGTTGCGTTTGAGTTGTATTGGTCTGAGTTCGACCACAACGACATCGTAAGACGTTCACAGGGTTCTCGTGTGCCAACTGCGGATCAAGAAGAAGCAGTAGGCGAACAACAGGATCTCAACTGGGACGGTAACTAAGATGAGAGCCTTCGTTATCACACTGTCGGACAATCCAGAATCCTTTGAACAGGCTGATGTGTTGATCGACAGTTCTAATCACTTTGACAACGAATTTACTGTAGAAAAATTTATTGCGACTACTGCTGATAATGTTGTAGAAACATTTTTAGAAGAAAAGATACAATGGAATTATCCGTGGACAAAAGAAGTTCTAGACCTAGCAACAGGGCTTAGAAAAACTCCATATGAGACTGCTGATCCTAAAAAGCGCATGGCTTGCTTTATGTCGCATTACCGGTTGTGGAAGAAGTGTGTAGAAGATAACGAGGCTCTCATTGTCTTAGAGCATGATGCAAAGTTCATTAGAAAATTAGATATTGACTTACAGCGAGAAACCAGTTATGATGTAGTGTCACTTAATGATCCTAGAGGTGCTACGAGAAAATCCGCAGTCTATCATGAATTAATCCAGATTAATCGTTATGATAAGAACGTAGTTAGCGTACCGTGGATAGATGACTACAACACACCACAAGGATTGCCTGGTAACTCCGCTTACTACATAACTCCTCGTGGTGCTGGAAAGCTAATGAGTTTGATTGAAGAATACGGTGCATGGCCAAATGATGCCATCATGTGCAGACAATTAATGCCTAAAATGTTGGGTTGTTTGAAAAATTATGCGACCACCATTCAAAGGCGATTTAAATCAACCACAACAACTTGAAAAATATTCATGTTAAACTCAAACAATATGAAAAACTATCATGTTTAAAACCTCTTTAAAATCAATCACTTACAATTTTTTTAAAACCTCTTTAAAATCAATAGCTTGGCGCTTGTGTTATCGTAACATTTCGTGTATAATTACTCTGTAATTAAGAAAAACTACTCGGAGAAACAACATGATTAACTACAAAGCCTTTGATGTTGCTACACTTAACGAGACGATTGGTTGGAAATCTGCTGCCGGTTACCTTGAAGGTACGATCAAGCGTATTGACACGCGCAAGAACACTGCTTGTAAGAAGACTCTCAGTGATTGGGTCTTGGTTGATGTTCTTCCTTACTTTGCGCGATTTGAAGGTGAGACTGCTTACCTCAACGCAAACTTTCTGATGGAAGGTGGCAAGGTCCGAAAACTTTCTTCTGCCCCAGAGAGTGCATACGGCATGTATGTTGCGAAGAGACGCTCCTTTGGTGATGCGGTTATGTCAGAACGAGAGTTCGAACGGCTCGCATTAACAATTGAATCAAAAAGTGCCTCGTTATGATCCACTTGGTCTCTGAAGGTCGTATCAAGAACAAAAAGCATTATATGGCTTTTGCCGAAGATGTGCTTAACGAGTTGTTTCCTCGCGAATTCACCAAGCGTGAAATTGTCATTGGTATTAAATTTACCACTGTTGTAAACAACGGCGTATTTGGTCAAGCTGGAATTGCGGACGATGTTGGTAACGAGCTCCTTGTCGAGGTTGCTAAGATTGTTACTGATCCTGATATCCGACCGGTGTCGCCTATTGAGATAGCAAGCACCATTGCCCACGAATTGGTCCACGTAAAGCAATACATACGTGGCGAACTAAACGCATGTATGTCCCGTTGGAAAGGTCAAAAAATTCCATATGGACCGAGAGGCGCTCTTAAGATACCCTACAGAAGACAGCCTTGGGAAGTAGAAGCCTTTGAAAAAGAAGTTGAATTATTGGAGTTATTGTGGTAGAAGAACTAAGAATATATCCGGGTCCTAATCAAGCAAAATTATGGGCTACAAAGAAGCACGAGGGGCAGATCCGTAAGTACACTGGTGAGCCCTATATTGAGCATCCTATTGCGGTATCAGAGCTGGTTCGAGAGCATGGCCTGTCTGAAACAGCGATAATTGCAGCCATTCTCCACGACACGGTGGAAGACACCGAGGCTACGATGGAAGAGGTTGTAAAGTTGTTTGGCGAAGACGTTGCAGAGTACGTCTGGTATCTGACCAAGCCACCTGAGTTCGTTGGTGATCGAGCAAAGCGTAAGGAACACGACCGTAACAGACTAGCCCTGGCTCCTGAAGAGGTGAAGTTCATCAAGTTCTATGATATTCTCCACAACGCTGGTAGTATCAAGAAGCACGATCCTGATTTCTATGCAACATGGAAATACGAAATGCAGTTGTTATTCCTTGCAATGGACATACATTCCCTCGATTTTGGTGAGCATTCAGAGGACGCCGCTTGCTTTTTAGAGTCACTTTAGTTATAAGCTTATAACAAAATGTTCTAAGAAATGTGTTGACAAAACATAAAAAAGCTGTCATAATATGATTTTAAACAATAGAGAAGTGAGAAAAAATATGCCTGATTTTGCCTTTGAAGTTGCTCCAAACGATGCTGCTACTTGTAAAAGTTTGATCAAAAAATTCGAAACCGAAGGGTTAGAATTGACTCTCGATGTCGCTGGAACGACTGCTCGTTGTGTTCGCCCCAGCAAAAGATCACGGCTTGGTTACGTAAATGTTTTCCACTACTACTTCCGTTCAACCGAACGCATGTTTGAGTTCTGTGATAAACACCTTGTTGACCTCGAAGCAAAACGAGAGTACAAAGCAAAACGTGCCGCAGAGAAGAAAGAACGAATCGAGATGGCTCGTAATAGTGTAATCGTTGATGACATCTTTGTTTCTTCTTGGGGTTACGAGCAGACCAACGTTGATGCGTTTCAGGTCGTAGAGAAGAAAGGCAATGCTTCTGTCGTATTGCGACCTATCGCTTGCCGTGCTGTTGAGGGTACTGAAATTTCACACGGTATGGCACAGAATGTTGTTCCTGTTCACAATGCTTTCATTGGTGAAGAGACAATCACCAAGCGAATCACTGAGTATGGTATCAAGATCAACAGTTACAGCAGTGCTTTCCAGTGGGATGGTAAGCGAGAATTCTACAACAGTTGGTATGCATAAAAGTTATATGCTTAGATCAAAACGATCTAAGAAATATGTTGACAAAACATCATTTATCGTCTATACTAGTATAGTAAAATAAAGAAACGGAGAAAGATATGGTCCCATGGTATGCAAAAGGCGAAGTCGGTGAGTACTTGATCCACGCACTTGATTTGATTCAAGACGGACAGATCAATGATGCTATCAGTGCTTGTCTCAGTGTTGGTATGAGTGACGAAGAAATTGATGAGTTTTTGGCTGCTGAAGGAGTTGCACAATGAGAGATTTGACTGGTAAGATTTGCGAAATCGATTATGTCGGTTCCAGTGTGAGAGTTCTTGGTAAGATTACTCAGTCGCGGTATACTTCTGCTACTGGTGTGACGCACCACTTTGAATTTATGACTCCGTTTAAATGGGAACAGAACGGGTGTGAAATCATCCGCGAAGTTGGTGAGGGTTCTTGCACCGACGATAACATGGTCGTAAAAGTATGGGAGACAGCGTGATGGGTAACGAAATGTTTATTTTTCTGGACAAATTGCGGGACAGTGGTACAATCAATATGTTTGGTGCACCCAAAGTTCTGGAAGAGTCTTTTGGTTTGAGTAAGAAAGAAGCCCGCGAAGTGTTCAAAGCATGGGCTGAATATTGTGCAATAGGAGTACCGTTGAATGGTGAATAGTTTAAATTTGAGTGGTATGGAAGGACCAGCGTTGTTGGATCTTCTAGTCGAAAAGTGTGATGCACACGACTGGACCTACATGATGTCGGATGACAGTCGTGCGT